CATTACCATCTGCTGGAAGGTGCGACCTTTATTGATTTCTAGGACTTCACCCATTTCGTTTGTAACCATTCCCGCTCCGTGACCTTTTTCAGCAATCAGGCGGAATACGAGAGCCTGATTCATATACATTATCTTTTGTGAAACCGACCTGTCTATCGCCTTGTTCAAAGGAATAGCGTCAGTAACCCACGCTCTTTGATAGACTTTCAGGGGGTTCATAGATATCTGGTAAAAATAGATTGGAAATTCCTTATCTGGTGAGTCTTCTTCGAGTAGAACTTGGTCTCCAGCATAGGTGAAAACCTTGATGTGACCTTTCTTTGAGTTCTTTTCATCGTCCCAAAGGTGGAACTCTTTTACCGTTACGGTAGGAATAGCCTTATCTTCGTTTGAGCCCATCTCTTTAGTTAGGATTTTGGCTTTAAGCCTTGATGTCGCCATTTCTTCATCGGGCTTGACTTCTTTTCTGGTTTTTTCATCATATCTTTTGTCTGCTTTAACCTCGTCTACCGACCTTACAGGAGTCTTGGCGACAAATCTTCCTACGAGTCTTCCTGCGTAAAGTCTGGCTCTTTTATCAAAGTAAACATCAAATGGGTCGTGCTGTCTTACTCGGAGTTCTCCAACACCACCTTCGGCTTCTGGGTCCCAATCGACCTCAACAATTCCGACTGAGTTGGAAAGCCCTGTATCTACGACTCCTGAAACCATCTGTTCCAAATGCAGTTTTCTATACAGAAAGTCCATTGTTTTGCCGAGTCTTCTGGCGTTGGAAATTGTGTCAGCGTCGATGTCGCCCGGGATTACCTCAGCTTTGGGTTGGGTTCTTGTAACATAGTTTTGAATTGCTCTTTTTGTTGAGCGGATTTTATTTATAACCATCCTAACCTCTCCCCTGCGCTTCGGGGGATTGGCTTCGAGCGAACCTGTGACTGTATTGACAGCCATATAGTGCTGTCCGTTTTCAAACTGGTAATTCTGATACCACTCTAAATCATAGGGTTCGCGGGATTTTTTGACATCGTTTAAAAGGGATTCGCAATAAGCAATCTTCTCTTTGTCGTCTAATTTGTCCCAAGGGCGGTTTTCGATAGTTATCATTTTTCTTTAGCCTTTATAACCCGCTCTATTCCTGCCTCTTCCATACTTACATAGGGGTCTTCCTCTTCTTTAGGCGAGTCCTCGAAAGGCTCATCAAAGTCCTCGAAATCGTTTAGGTTCATTTGTAGGAACTTTCTTTCCTTCCTGTTTTGTATGTCCGAGTAAACTAGATAGCCAAGTTGTAAGACGATTGTCGCAAATAGAAATATATCCATATACTGTTATTATACTTAATATTCGTCACCAAGGAAAGGGTCTGTGAACCTGTCAAGGTTTAGACTCTGTTTATTTAAAATATCCTGTAGGTGACTTCCTGATTCCTTATAAGGTTGGTCTGGGGTCTCGGCCGAATAGGCTATATCCTCAACATCTGTGAGGGCATCAATCATATCGTCTCTCTTACTTCGTGGGAAATGGATGATTTGCTCTTCTAAATCGAACATATCTCTTTTAATAAAGACCTTCCCTCTTTCAAAGCGGGGTTGTAGAACCGAACGGATTCTGATTTCCTTTCTAACTTGGGGTCTGGAGGTGATTTCCATTAATGGTAGGTAGATTTTCCTTCTATCTTCTTCGTCGTGGATTGGGAGCATTATCCCCTGTGCCTGTCCTATCACTTCGAGGGTCATTGTGATAGGTTTCCACTGGGCGTGAACCGCAAAAAGCTGTTCTATAAGCTCAAAAGTAGTCCATTGTCCGCTTCTTACCTCTAAAACCCACCAATTATTATCTGTGTCGACCCCCACGACCACGATTGAGGACTCATCTGCCGTCTCTGCCTGACTTACGGCGGGGTCGCAGACCGCAAAGACGTTTAAATTAACGGGAAGCTTGGCATCCCCCTCCCCCCAGTACTTAATTTGGCTCTTTTTGATGAGGGCGGAAGCTTCGTCGACCGGATTGTTCAAATAAAAGCTCGAAAATATGTAGGAACCTTGGAGCCCTTTGAGTTCTGTGAGTTTTTCCTCACTTAAAAGCTCTGGAAAGTACAATTTCCCGTCATCTTTGTACGCTCCTCGGATGTAAACATCGATTTCTTCCCCGAATTTCTCCTGAATCCACGAATAAAGCTCGTAATACGACCAACGGGTGCCGATAATGAGCATTTCCCCATCATAATCTAGCAAAGAAAAGGCTTTTTTCCACCAATCTATCACCTTATCTGCTTGAAAACGGGTAGCAGAGTTCTCGTTATTGACTAAGTCGTCGCAGATTATCCTCGAATAGTGCTGAGAAACCAGATTCCCGCCTACTCCCACGGCTGTAATATTGGCCTCTTTGCTTCCCAGCCCCTTTCCTATGACATCTATTTCATCTTCATTCCACCTTGATTTGGGGTCGTAGAACTCCCCGTATAGCTTCTTTAACAGGTCGTTTCGTCTGAATTGGTCTTTTACCTCTCCGAGGAATTTCTGGGCATTTCCAAGCGTAGCGTTGGCGATTAAAATTCTCTCGTTTCTATTTTGACAAATTGCTTGGATTGAACGCCCCACAGTAAAGAACGTGGATTTAAAAGTCGAACGGGGAACAAGAACCATCTTAATTCGTTTAGTGGAATTTCTATACCACCTCGCCCACTCACCGTGAACGTGGTCAACTAAAAGCCCCTGTCTTCTTACGTCCGTTTCTAAGATGTATTTGTTGAAGAAAAGCAGGTCTTTTAGTCCCTTGTCCTTTTTCTTTATTAGAAGGCTTCTATACAGTTCCTCTTTCGAGCTGGTCATGTTCCTCCATTATCTTTTCTAGTGCGGGTCTCGTTGTACCGGGCTTAAAGATTCCCCTTGCGGAAGCCATAGCAACGAGTTTTCTCCAAGGGATTTCGGAATACTTAGTATCTGAGATTTCTACCTCTTTATCGTAAGCAGGCGTGTGTTCTACTAAGGGGGCGTGTTGCCTATTGATTGCGTGGTCTGCCACGTTGTCTGGGAGATTTCTCGACTCTTTGGGCTTAAAAATATATGTCTGACCGCCGCAGCGGAACTCTACATTAAAGTTTGTCGGATTGAATATTATCATCTGCACCCCCTATCTCTACGACCTTAAATAAATCCTTCTTTGTCTTCTTATTATAAACGATTATCGGTAGGGATTTCAGAAAAGAATACATCTCCCTATTAAACTGCCTTACGTTTACTCTTAACATTTTCAACCGCCTTGTAAGTTACTGACAGAAGTCCGAATCTTTTACACTTTTCATTTTTACAAAAAAGAAATGAGGGGGGATAAGCCTCGTCGCCCCCGTTAAATACGGGTACTTCTAGTAACTCTTTTTCACAATCAACGCATAGAAATTTCATAGGGTAATTATGTCACGACATCGAGATTTATTCAAGTTGTTCATAACTTAGTAGGCTCGTCAGGGACTTTTGCTTGGATTTTTATGCTGGGTAAAACTTGGTGGAGACAAGAATCTCGGCGGTCTCCAAACCCCTGTACGAAAGAGCTAGGTAGGGTGTTTTTTCCACTAACCCACGAGCCTATTAAATTATCAAATTACTCAAGCTGCTCTTGTAACTCCCTGATGTGCTTATCTAACTCCTCTTCGGTCATGTCTACATTTAACGACATTGTGGTCTTCCGTTCCGCTGCGTAGACACCGCCTATTTTGTTGATTTCTTGGATGTATTTTAGGCGGGCGTCGTAATTTACGGAACCGTCCTTTTCCGTGGCATCTAGCCCTTCAATCAGTTTTCCTTCCGTGATAGAATCCGCCCCCAAAATCTTCTTCTCAATTAAAGAGGAGACTAAGGCTTCACGAAAATTCGGAGAGCGCATGTTATGTACCACGACCTGCGTAGCTGAGGCTCGGTTTTTCGTGTTATAGAATTTCTCCACAGATTCAACTATGTTCATCTTCTTGCCTTTACTGACTTTACTCGCAACGTCTTTAACAACAAGGTCTTGCTTGTAGGTCAGTCCAAACGGGTTTAGTTTAGTTCTTTTAGTCACATTCCTTATCCCGCGCAAGTTAGCCCAGGAAAAGGAATCTAACCAATAAAACTCAAGCCCTCGTCTAGTGAGACCTTTGGCTTCCAACCCAGCCTTCGAAGTTTTGTTGCGTCAAGGCATTGTCTTTCTATCTCTCCCTCACGACTATCTACTAAAATCGGGTTATTGGGCTTTTTCAATCTTATAGCAATTTTACCATAAAGCTCTTCTAACGAGGTCTCTTTGCCTGTGCCGACGTTGTAGGTTCCGCCTTCATGCATAACAAGAATCATCGCGTCTACTACGTCAGAGACGTAAACATAGTCCCTTGTCTTGTCTCCGTAGATTATCGCTCTGGAATCCTCACGGAGTTTTCTGATGTAATCAGCCATCGCTCCATTTACTTGGCGGGGTCCGTAGACTGTGGCTGGGCGAACTATCGTGTACCTAAGTCCCTGCATACCGTAGAATTTTATATAGTTTTCTGTCGTATTTTTCGTAATTCCGTAGGGGGCGGAAAGTTTAAAGGGCGCATCTTCCTTGGTCGGGCGCTTGGCTTCGCCATAAACGAAAGAAGAAGAAACGTATAAAATCGGCACCCCCCGCTCAAAACAAGCATCTATTACTTTAAGAGAACCTTGTAGCGTTTTAAAATCAAATAAAGGGTCTTTAACCGAGAGGGGTACGTTAGTATTTGCGGCGAGGTGAAATACGAAGTCTGGACTCTCTTCTTCAAAAACGTCGTTAATTCTACCA